AAATACTCCCTGTCAATCATTTAACGGTTATACCGTTGTATTTGTTTGCGGTGTAGGCTTTTTGATTTCTTCCCACGTCTGCGCGGCTCCGTCTGTACAGATATATGCAAGCGCTGTACCAGTTGGATCACACGCAGGAAGCATTGCACCAGTATCACATTTGCTAGTTATATCTGTGCTTGGAATTTTTCTAGCACCAATATCTGACGTTATTCTGGTAATGTTTGGCGTATTGCCTAACGTACTATCCGGCGTGTATGGCACACAGAAAATGCTGAATGTTTTTACTTTGTTTGTGAATCCAATAAACACATATTTTGTATTTTGCGTTACAGCTAGTGGAGCAATAGCACCGCTCTTTAAGGGGCTACCGGTATAAGCAGTGATACCGCTAACTTTCCAATATCCTCTAAATGACGGCCCAATCGGTTCTTCTTCGATTGCTTGTTTTTGCTCGTTCATTGGAATGATTCTGATTGAAGCATCATCGCCACCAGAGATATAAAAGTTTTTAATGGCGTGTGTGTCAATTAGGCACCCAATGCAGTCGTTTCCAGAGATAATCAAGCCATCGTCAGTGATGGAACAACTCCAATAGGTTGTAGCATTAAAAATGTTTGAAGCATCTACATAATCAACGCCGTCAATGATAGTTGAACTTCCTGTACTACCACGGGTTCCAACATTGAAGCACTTGTTTTTGTCAAAATCCCATTTTTTGATGCAGATTGCGTCACTAAAGGAATTGCTCAATAAGGTTACAATCTTATTGTTTGCGGCACCATCGCCAATCGCAGACGGCATTGTAAGCCCGTATAGTGTTTCTACAATATTAAGTTGTGCGTTAGCAGTGAATTTTGCAATGTAATCTGTGTTATTTTCATTTCTGCAAAAACGAACTGTATTATATGCGCTGTCGTTAAACAATAAAGGCAAACCGCCAGTTTCAAAACTCGGTGCAATAAATGTGTTTGAATTGCAAGTTAGTTTCTCTTTAAGCAAACGAATTGTAACGGTTCGCTTATTGTAGGCGCTATATTTGCTATCAATCTGGAACCCTCCACCAACAAACGTGTTGGAGTTAACCCAACCGCTGTTAGCAGGCTCCAAAGACAGAGACACAACGCAGTTGTAAACGTCGCCTATATTCACAGTGTTGAATACAACACCATGTTCAGACGAATTCGTGAGGACGATACCAGCCCCACAGTTAGCCGCTGAACAGTTGATAATGCTTCTGTTAATATCTAACAGTTCAATACCCTTCATTGCGAAATTTGGGAAATCAAAACCTTCGTCCGTAGCCGGGAACTGATAACCGCCGAAACCATTCGTTCCGTCAACCTTGCAGTTAATGACTGCGTTTGTTACAGCGTCCGGCGCAGATGTGTACAGCTTCAAGATTGTCCGGTCCGTAAAGCTGGCCATAATCGTGCCGGTGATATTCACGTCCTTGACCTTGTGGCAGTCAATAGCAATCGTGTCTGTTACAAAATATGTTTTTGCAAGGCTTACCAGATTCTTTCCTGTATTCTCTGCTTCTGCAACAGCATTTTTAATCGCCGTGGTATCGTCAGTTACGCCGTCGCCAACAGCCCCAAACTGCTCAAATGACACATACGAGGCGTTAATATCGTCAATGTTATCGCCCTCAACAAGTAGGTTATACGGCTGGCCGTTCTTATCAAGCATAGGCACAACCTTAAATGCTCGATTCAATTCCTGCACTTCGCTGTACATGATAGGCTTCTTGGTGTCAGCAAAGATAGTGTCAGCAGAGATAGTCTTTCTCACAGCGATGGTTTCCGTCACGCTTTGGTCATACTGTTCAGTTCTCTGTCCTGCACTTCTGAAAGCGCTGTTGCCATTCACAACAACATTTTGACTACCAACGTTTACGCTATCAACACCATCAACATGAACACCCCTATCACCGTGCACTCTAAAGTTATAGTTGCCATTAGTTGTAACCTCATTGTCCCCTGTTACTTGCACAGTCCTCTTACCAGTAATCTCCGTGTTTTTGTTTCCACCAATCTTTACGGTCTTATTACCGCTAATGTTATAGCTTTCTTCTTCGCCAACAATCTTGATATTGTTGTTCTCACCAGTGTCCTTACAGCTATCAACAGCATTAACGACAGTACCAACAACATAGTTGTTGTTACCAGTCACCTCAATGCCGATAGGCGCATTGGCAACACTAACAATGCTATCATAAAAACCACCGTCCGTGCCAATTCTCATAGCGCTTTCGCCGTTCAGCTTAGAAACGTTTCTGCAAATCACTTGGGTCATTTGCACACGGCTACTCACACCCTTAATCAAATCAACGGCTCTGACAACAGCCTTATCGAACACAACGTTGTCAATCTGAATGTCTCCACCGTTTTCTTGAATTTTGAGAAGCGTGTAGCCGTCAGTGAGAAACAGATTTGTCAGAAGTGCATTACTCAGTTTAACGTTAAACACATCAACGTTATTCACCTGAATGTCAGCATTTCCGTCAATCCCAATGTCAGCAATTTGAACTGCGTCAAGTTCACCGCCGATAAACGGGTTGCTTACACCACCACGCATAACAATGGTAGTATCGTATCTACCGTCACCCTTAATGCTACAACCACTGTACATGGTAAGGTTTCCACATAGATATTTGCCAGCAGGGACAAACACCATCATACCGCCGTGTTCGTGGGCATAATCAAGACACCCTTGGAAAGCGGCTGTATCATCAGCAGTTCCGTCACCAACAGCAGGTGTAATGCCCTCAGGAGGGAACTTAACGTTAAGGCTGTAATTAGCCAGAATATCCTGCACAACCTTACTAATCTCACCGCTGTTAATGTAGTTCTTAATCTGCTCTGCAATGTATGCAGGGAGTTCGTTATTGTTATTCACAACTTCATTGAGTTTGTAAACCACCTTGTTCAGCAGTTCCATGTAACTCAAACTATCGTCATACACAAGAGGAAGAATCTTATGACACCAGTATCTTACAGGCTCAACATGAATAAACTCGCTCATGCTATCTCCTTTCTATTACCAAAGGCCAAAGAACAAATCGTTAAGGTTATCAATGATTTGCATATCAATATTGATAAATGTCTTACGGAACTCGTCAAGCAATTTGCTATAACTAGCCCCGCCGTTTTTACCCTTAACAGTCTGAATATATGCGTCAGTGCTAGTCAAGTTTGTATTACCGTTCTTACTTCTAGACGTGTTTTCGGAATAACTATTAGTGTTGTTCTCTGTGAAAGCATCTGTGTACTCTGTATTATCAGTGCTATTTTCACTTCCAGTGTTAGCATCAGTTTCGCTTTTATCGTTAGTAATTTTTCTTGCGTTAGTCAAATAGGCTTCCTTGTCAACGTTCGTTAGACTACCCTGCGGTGTGTCGGAGTACAAATCTTTTTGCGTGTCTTTATTGGTTTTATTAGAGTTATTTGTGAACGCATTGCTTGCGCTGTTCTTAGTTGTAGAACTATCACTAACGTCCCTGTTACTAGTTCCGTCACCAGTTCTATCCTCCGTATCGCTTTCAGTCACCCTAGTATTTTCAGTCTTATTACCGTCATTCTTGGTGGTAATGTCAACATCGTAGAACGGATTAAACTCTAGCAGTTCGCTTTTGTAAAGCTGATTGAAGTACGGCATAATTTCATTGAGCCTTGTATTAAGTCGTAGTTTCCACAGCCCAACGGTTTCCTCGCAAATCTCTCTGGTGTAATAATGTTTTAAAATCTTGGTGCAAAGGACGTTTCTGTAATTTTCGTCAAACATTGGGAACTCAAAGTTAAACACTTTAGGAATTGCTTTTTGAATTGTTTGTTCAACCAAATCATAACCAACGCTTTCGGTGTAACCGGCGGCTGTTTCGCAGATAAACCGCACTTCTGTTGTGTACTTACTCATTCAACAACACCGCCCTCTCCGTCGCTATCAGGATCTCCTTTAACGGTATCATCGGCAGTGTCAATCATTTGGTAATCTTCACGGTAATCGCACCAAATGTCAAGACCGAACATAGCGTTAATTTGTTTACAAGCATCGCGTCTAGCATTTAAACGACTGTATCGGCTAGCAATAGTACCGCCTTGATTTCGAGTAACTTCATCTGTAATAAGTCTTTCTTTCTTCTGAACGTTGATGTTGCTAATACCCAAATAAGTGAGTGCTTCGTTCCAAATTTGTGTCTTTAACTGATAGAGTTTATCTGCAACATAAGGAGCATCGGTTTTAAACACTTGAATAGCATTTGTGTTGATAGCTTTATCACCGAAAATGTAAGGTTCGTTTCCGTCATATTGCTTGTAAAGATTCAGCATTGTAAGCCGCTGTGTTTCATCACATTTGATAATGATAGGAGTTTTCATTGCGTTTGCATTTACGTCAATTGCTCTATCAAGATTGTATAAACGCTTGGCGAACATAACAGCGTCTAACTTACTGTTGGTGTGGAGGTAATTGTTAAAAATGATTACACTGTTGTTTTCATTAAGTTCTCTGTTGTAGCCATTTACCGCATACGCTCTACGGTTTACAGGTATACGGTAAACGTTAAATCCACCGTTCATAGCGTTTTGAAGTGTCAAGTAACCAAGTTCTTCATCATAGAAGAAAATAGCCTGGCCGTCTACAAATAAGCACAGTTCAAGAAACCTAGCGTCAACAGAATCCGGCAAGTTTTTCCACTCAAACATACTGATTGCCAGTTCAACTAGACGGTTATAGTATTGCTTGAATGTGGCGTTATTCATAGCCGCACTTTCCCAAAACTGTCTGTCTTTCTTAGCCATTTTATCCTCCTTCCTTTATACTGGCCTATTGTCCAAACTATAATTTCCTACTTCGTTTCCGTTTTTCCAAAAAGTAATACCATTGTCATAAATTCTGCAAATCTTATTCATGTCATCACACGGAACTGAACCGTGTGCAACGCAACCGACAGTCTTAGTGTAAGTCCAGTGCGGTCTAGCTATTCTATTTGGTGTTTTGATTTTATGCGTAGCATAGCCATACATATTGAAATAGTCATCAATGATTGTTACAAATTCTGGTTTAATGTGCTTGTGCATGAACGCAAAATCTAGCAATCCAATAGCGGCCATTGTTTGATTGCCTAAGCCGCCACGTGCTTGATCCGGCATAAAGAAATGTCTCCAAACAGGGGCAAGCAAACCTGCTACCGCAACCGCTCCTGCAAATGGAGCAATGCTAGCAATTCCTGCACCAGTAGCCGCACCAACTGAACCTAGTGTTGCTAATTCAGTGGTTGTAGCTTTCCCCGCCACATTTAGTGCAACTTGACTGGCTAAACCTGCGCCGATAGCGTTAATAGAAAGGCCGTTCGCTGATTGGGCTAACCATGCCTTAAAGCTATCAACATTAAACGATAACTGCGGAAAACCTGTTAGAACCATTTTTTCATCATAGTTTGTAGGCACACCCTTATAATTTTTGGGGGCAAGAATTACACCTGGATTTGGTGACATATCCCCTGTAACCCAAAACTCGCAAGTTTCACCTGTAAAATATTCGTATGGAAATTCAGCGTGAGTTCCTTGCAAATTAGTTACGTACATAAAGTTGTAAGGATATGTTAGAAGCTTGTTGTTTTTTATTGAAGTTCCGCCTGCACGTTTTAAATTAGTAAACCGTTGTTTTTCTACTGTATAGCCTTTGGCAGTTTCTCCTAGTCCTGACACCATCTTTGTAGGCATCAAAAATACTGCGACAATGCCATCCGTTTTAGCACCTGCATCTCTTAAAAATTTTGTGCAAGCAGAAGCACCATCAGGTGTATTTGGGAACACATTGAAGTACAAACCAGAGTAAACACCAGAGTAAATTGTGCCTCCAACATCCTCGTAGCTTGTATCAAATGTAGCGGCAACTACAATAGACTTCTCTCCCAACACACCAGTAGAATCAAAATCTTCCGATACGTAATCGCCTAATTCCAGATTTTCAGGCACAGTGTTATCACCAGCCACATCAGTGGCAGAGTGTTCTCTTTCGACAAAACACTGACCAAGAGTGTAATCAAAGAACCACGTTTGCATAACGTCAATTTCATACTCAATCTGGCAAGTAATGTTGTTCACATAGTTTACGCTTTTGATGAAAGCATAAAACCATTTGTTACCAAAATTGGTGTTCTGGAACATGATGTAATTGCAGTCATACAAATCGTCTGCTTTATATTGCACACGCATGGTGTTTCTGTTTACTCTTTGGTATGTCTGATTGTTAAGAGTGTACTTTGTAAGGCTTGAAAAATATGTGGTCTGTTGTGCTTTTGTTGCAAAGTAAACTGTGTGGTCATACGTAGTGTCTAACGGGCAATCTTTTAGAATACGAATTATAGTATTAGGCTCAATATACACGTACCCACCTCCTAGATTAAAATATAAATATGGGAGGGAGGTTAATCCCTCCCATATAACTTAACCCTTGGTAAGAGTAACAGTTTCGCCAACAGTTGCCGTTGCCACGGTAACGTCAGTTCCGGTATAGGTTGCACCATGCAACGTAGCAACAGGCTTAAACTTGGCAACACCAGTTGCAGGCACAATAAATGCGCCGTAGGGATGGACAGCGATAGTAGCCTTTACACATTCCTCAGTCTGTACAAACTGTGCGTCAGTGGGCGCAATAGTGGCATTGTCAGAATCGACAATAAAGGTGTAAACCTTGCTTGCTTCGTTGTCCTCAATGCCAACAATCTCAGCGGTAAGAGTGGCAGGAAGTGCGGTGTCAGCGGTGTTCTTGACAAAGACGATAGCGTTGGAGAACGGAGAGGAGGAAACAGTTTTCCAGACGTTGTAGAAATAGTTCCAATACATACCGCTGGACACGTACTTCTCCGTGAACTTATTGGTGTTGTCATAGACCTGAAACCACTCTCTGTCTACCAGTACAGCCTTAACGTCTGCCATGAGTGCCAGTTCTTCCGGCGTGACGGTTTCAATCATGTCGCTACCGGCAACAATGTCAGAGAACCGGGCATTATCGAACGTGGTGAAATCATCAATGAGTTTCAGCTTGCCGATAAAGTCAGCCTTATCCATGTTGAAAGCGCCAGCAAGCACGTTAACGTCATACTGCGCATTGAACGTGCTGTCCATGAAAATGTACTGGTCTGCCTTGGCGGTAGTGGTTGTAACGCCAGAAGCGTTATATTTGTTGCTCATAAAGGTAATCTGGTTGGACATACCTCTGAAAGCAACAGCCGCATTTTTAATGTCAGAAGCGTCGAACGGGACAGGGTACATTTTACCATGGGAGATAGCCTTAATGATAAGGTACTTGAACAACAGATATTCATCGTACTCAGCGGCAACGTAAACAGAATCGACAATCTTTGCAATCAAATCCTGTACGCCGTTGACACTCAGAAATGCCATGCGCAAGTCCACGTCCTGAATGGTGACAGGGTACTGCACTCGCCAGTTCATAGTGTGGAAAGCGGACTTTACGTCAGGCAGAGTACGTTTCAGCTCTCTGGCTTCGGCCTTTTCAGCAGAAAACTCACGAGCCTTGGCAATGTTGACGAACACTTCCTCAACGGTTTCGCCAAACTCAAGATAACCCTTTTTGAGTTCAGCGTAGGCGTTATTGAAAGTCGCAGACTTTACACGAACGGCGGCAATACGATTTACCAAAGCATTGATAAACTGGTTTGCCATTGCCGGATAGCCATAAAGAATTTCACCGACACGTGGAATGTCGTTCTCGCTGGTGATTTCCGGTACAAGAGACTGGTATTCTGCGCTTGCGTTTGCCCGAATCACATTGAGAATATCAATAGTACGGGCGTTCAGACTTGTAATAGCAATACGTTTCGGCATAATTTAACCCTCCTTAAAAAGTTCATCAAAGGTCAGCGGTTTGTTGGAATTACCGCCGCCATCGTCACCATCATCGTCATCATTATTGTTGCTTTTGTTGAAGAATCTGTCACGATATTTTTGACGCCATTCGGCATCATTTTCTTCGTACTTCTTTTTCCAATCTTCTACACCAGATGTGCGTGACTGCATATCACCGTAGGTGTCAGAAATGTCCTCAAGAAGTGCGAGTGCTTCGTCAGATTGGTCATCGCCCAATCTAGTACGAACGCTTTCCATCAATTCTTCCATAGTTTTAACTGCCATACTATTCCTCCTTTAATTCAGAATGGTCTAAGCATAAACCATAGTGGCATTTTTCTTTTTGGTTGTGGCGGTGGAACTGGTGATAAGTTGGGGTGATAAATGAAGCCGTTTAATTTTGACCCGGGTTTCCAGATGTAATTGTTTTTTGCGTATAAGGTTTGCGTGTAGAAGTATGTGCCTTTCCATGCACTATTGGATGTGACTATATAGTTCACAGAACCGTCAGCGTTGTACTTTATTTCTTCTACGATTGCAACGTGACCCGCTGGCAAATATGACCAAGAAACTGCCGCTCCTAATTGTGGTATGTGTTCGTCATGGGCGTATCCTGCGTTTACACCCATTTCGTACCAGTCTTGCCCATCGCCGTAGTGCGAAAAGTTAAACGGTGTGGATGAACCCTGTAATTCGTACCACCGTCCTAGCGCATAGCACGTACAGTTTGGCATACCATAACCAGATTGATAATATATATTTTCGTCATACCAGTACGGATTATTTCTAATCCCTGCGCCAGTAAGCCTTGGTATATACATCACTTTACCTCAACGATAAAACAATCATATCCGTTTTTCTTCATTTCATCACGCAGTCTTACGGCATTTTCGTACACACTAAATGCCCCAACTTGTACCCGATAAATAGTGCGGTTGTTTTTGTTAGTTTCCTTGTTTAATTCTGCATTAACAGCGTCGGCAATTTCACCCATGTTGCTGAACAAATATGTTCCCGGACAAGACTTCTTAGCGAACCACCTATGCACTGTCATATTCTGCTTGTCTACCTGACCAATAAGCGATTTATCGTTTCTCCACAATAACCGCTTAATGTTGTTACGCTTGCAAACATCAACCAACAGCTTGATAAGTGCGTTGTAAGCCTGTTCTGTTACGCTATAAGGTTCAGACGTTCCACTAGCAACTTCGATAGTGATTGCCCGCATATCGTTTTCTCTGTTTGAACTGCACCAAGACCGGTCTTTTTCTTCAACAGATAACCCAATGCTACCGTCAAAACCTACAACATAATTTGCCGAACATTCTTTGAGTGTGCTGGCAAAAAAGTCGCAACCCTGTTTGGCCGTAACCTGACCAACAAAACAATGAATTGTGATTGTATCAATGTTGTGTGTTCTGTTTACAGTTTTGTGTTTTGAAATGTTTTTGTATGTGACTAAATCACTGTTAGTATATGCCATTTCATTCACTCCCCAGTTTGTCGATAAGTTTCTGCATGACAAGCGTGTTATTGTTAATCGCTTCGGACATTTTGTCCATCTCCTGTTTGTGCTGTTCTCCGTTCTTATTGATGTACCAGAAACAAGCACCGCAACAAACAATAGGAAATCCAACTGTGCTTACCATGGTGATAATATCCTGTGCGTTCATACTCAAACCTCCTTTCACTTATATATAATATTATAACATTTACTTGCATTATTGTCAATAGTGTGATATAATGATAAGGGATACCTAGGAGGTGTTTTCGTGGGTAAGTATTATGACGGCACAAAACTTTTGTCAATGCTGGATCTGAACGGCAAAAAACCAGAGATTTATATGTGCACCACAAATAGAACAGGTGGTAAGACAACCTATTTCGGACGATTGTGTGTAAATAGATTCTTTGACAAGAAAGAAAAGTTCTGTCTTATTTATAGATATAACTATGAACTAGACGATTGCGCTGAAAAGTTTTATAAAGACATTTCTGGTTTGTTCTTTAAGGGCACTACTATGACAAGCAAACGCCGTGCAAGCGGTATCTTTCATGAGTTGTTTATTGATGACATTTCATGCGGATACGCTGTGTCTTTAAACTCTGCTGACCAACTTAAAAAATATAGCCACTTGTTTAGTGACGTTTCTAGAATGATGTTTGACGAATTTCAGAGTGAAACAAATCACTATTGCTCTGACGAAATCAGAAAGTTCTTATCTGTTCACACCTCTGTTGCTAGAGGGCAAGGAGAACAGATTAGATATGTGCCAGTCTATATGTGCGCTAATCCTGTTTCTATTATCAATCCATATTATGTTGAAATGGGTGTAAGCGAACGGTTAAAGGATGACACTAAATTTCTTCGTGGTGACGGCTTTGTGCTTGAACAGGGTTTTGTTGAAAGTGCTAGCACGGCTCAGAAAGAAAGTGGTTTTAACCGTGCGTTTGCTAGGAACAGCTATGTGGCTTATTCTAGCGAATGTGTGTACTTAAATGATAACAAAGCATTTGTTGAAAAGCCTAGTGGCAGAAGCCGCTATTTGGCTACGCTCAAATATAAGGGTACTGATTATGCTATACGTGAGTATGAAGAAGCTGGTGTTATCTATTGTGATGATAGGGCTGACGGTAGCTTTGGCATGAAATTGACTGTTACCACTGATGACCATGAAATAAACTATGTTATGCTAAAACGAAATGACTTCTTCCTTACAAATATGAGATACTATTTTGAGAAAGGTTGTTTCAGGTTTAAAGACTTACGTTGCAAAGAAGCTGTGCTAAAGGCACTATCTTATTAAGGTATCTGCTTGTGTAAACCATACTGAATAGATTGGAAAGCACGGTTGGAATATACCGCCAAGACTATTTGACGGATTAGCTTACCGCTTTATGGCTACACAAGTACCAGATATAGAAACCCCCTGTGGAGCAATCCATAGGGGGTTTTGCTATGTTGAAAACTTTGTGGATAAGTGGAAAACTTAATGCTTGAATACGAAAACTTGTTCATAGTTTCTTTCCATTCTGCACTGGTATTTCCACTTGCAGAACAGACAAATGTGATGACACATCTGCAAACGTGTTTTGATTTTTCGTGCAAATCTAAACATTGATTTTTACCTCATTTCGTAAGTTGTATCTACCAACAAAACGCCACCTCTTATGCGTTTTGGTAGCAATTTTCCGGGTACACGCAAGCCAACATTGAAGTCCTCTAATGTTCTTTTTGTTTTCAAAAACTCTAGTTCATCATCGGTGAAGCTATCGGTTTCTTTAACCTCATACCCTTGCATTGATTTTAAGAACAAGTCTTTACATTTTTCTGGCATACCTGCGCATTTCACACTGTAATATGGGTTATCTATTGGCTGGCAATCTTCTTCAATCACGTGCTCAACATAGGTTTTTTGCCGAACAAAGAATCCTGTGTCCCACGTGCTTTCTAGTTTCCAACAACAGAAGTTTGTAGGATGAACTTTAATACCCACAATCTTTTCCGGTGGAAGTGAACAATGAATACTGTCAGTGTCTGCGTAAATGAAACCATCTTCGTCTACACCGTGATAGTTTAACTGCGCCGCACGGATGGTAAAGTTTCTTGCATAACTGGTGATTGCTGAACCAACTGCTATATACCCTGGAATTTTGTCGTTAGCTATTTGAGTGTAAAAGCCAATGGTTTTATCTTCTTTTACGTAGGCAATTTTAAAGTTCGATGAAGTTGATGAAGCCATTTTGCCGTAAAGATTGTTCAAAAATAGTTTTGCTAATTCTCGCTGTGCACCTTTGCTGTTGATTTTTATTTTCTTGTACTTCTCAATGTACTCGTCAAATATTCCTATTGCTGATTGGAAGTAGCAACCATCTAGTATCTCAAAGTCAACTAGTTCGTAGTGTTCGGTGAACAATTTGAAGTCTGTCATTGTCATAGTCAGTGTGACTATTGCTTCCTGTAAATTGCCATCAACATCGTAATATTGCTTGTAATATTTTCCGTCTTGAGAATTGTATCTGTCTGATGTTTCTAGCATTTCTGTTGCGCGGTACGACATTGTGTTTTTTATCTGGATGAATGGTAACATATTTGGCTTGATATAGAAGCGTGTTTTGAAACGAACAAAGTAGTAATGCAAGCCGTCAACAGCTTCGTCTGGAACAAAATCACCTTTCCAAAATGTAGGCTCACCTATTGGGTATGGATTTCCACTTTCAGAGGACATCATTGATGGGTACAAAGAATTAACGTCTGCTGTTGTCCCTTGTTTGTACAATCTCTTTTCTTTTCCTTTGGCTAAGTAACACCAACCACCGTGGTAAGAGTTCTTGATGTAATCACCAGCGGTTTTAGAGCCATAGGATTTGGCAATCGGCATTTCATACAAATTGGGAAAGTATCGGTCATAGGTTTTAGTGCCGATTGACTTCTTATATTCTGCAAGGCAACATGAACCAATTGTCAGCTTTTTGTGCCCCTCTGTGAACATGATTTCAAGTGCTTCTTTTACCACCAGAATGTCATTAGCTATGTACTTCTGTTCTTCTAGCGATATTTCACACCCGGCGTATCTGAATCCAGTATATTCCATTTCCAGTTTCTTGTGTTTAGTGCCAAAACTCTTGCCAATCTTCTTTACGGAGAATGGTAGGAGTTTCAAGCTGTCTCTAAACTCAATTATTCTGTCATGGATTTTTACTGTAATTCTGTACCATTGTCCCATCGAAGAAATAGAATATGTGAAGCTATTGTTTGGCATATCCTTTGGCTGTAAGAACTCAATATCTTCACTATCTTCTTTTAGCTTGCGTGTAGCCTGTTTTAATCCTAGGTCTACCATAAAATAGGATAACCAGAATGAACCATCAAACTTCAAGTTGTGGTAGTAACAGACTATGTGAGAATCTAGGGACACGAAGTAGTCAAATTGTTCTGCTATGCTGTGGAAGATGTGAACATCATCCGTGAACATTTCAACCGAAGCACTTGCCCAAACTTCTGTGTTCACTTGCCCCTTATACACTGTTGTTTCAAAGTCACCTACAAAGTATCTATTCTTCCGTGGTTTCATAGGCAAGACTATCTGCAATATCTTGCAGTTCTTTACTTTCGTCAGGTGTTAATGCCCTACCACGAATAATGGCAACCAGTTTAACAATATCTGCGTTAGTGTTTCTGTCTTTATTAGAACCAGAATATCCATAGCAGATATACCACGCTAGGTCTTTAACCTCTGCCGCGTTTGCTTGGCAATTTCTTGCTACCTGTCTTTCACCAATATCGTTGATAGCACCACGAATAGCATTTGCCATAACATTTTTATCATGTTCCTTGATTTCTGCAAACCTTGCAGACCATCGCATATCTGGCTTCCAGTTTGCGATTAACTCGAACAAGTATTGCAGAACATCGTCAACATCATTTGGCGGTTGACCAGCTTCTGTGCGTGTAGAAGTTGTGCGTTTTTTGAAACGAGTTTCAGCGGCTTTACGGGCGGCGGCTCTTTGTTCTTGCTTTTTACGTGCAATGCCGGAAATGTACTGGTGTTCTTTTAGGTCATAGTATTTGCCGTACTTGTAAAACTCTTGACCTTTAATCCGCTTTAGACGTTCTACTTCGGATTTGGTAACAGTGTCCTTTCTTTCGGGTATAAAGTTAGGAAATGAATAGCCACGCTTTTCTGCACGTTTTACTGCCGCTTTTAAACGTTTCCTCTGCTTGTTGTATTCCTGTAACAGTGCTTTTTGTTTCGGTGTTGCTTGTTTGCTCTTTTTCTTGGCCACGATTAACACCTCCATAAAATAAAACACCCTTGCAGAAAACCTGCAAGGGTGTTTCTCGTCTTACACGATGGAGCAGGTCAAAAATTCCTTGCCCTTATAGTTCTTGGACGGCATCCGGTAGACCTGGATTTCAAAGTCCTCACCAGCGTCTGTCATTTCGTCCATGATTTCAAGCATGGCGGTGAAGAAACTTTCAGAACCGGTGACAAACTTGTTGCCGGACTTGTCTACCACAACGTACTTCTTGTAGTCCTTATCTTCGGAGTTCTCGTTGTGAACAGCCAGTTCAACATAGTAGTCAATGGCAATCACCAGAGGGCTGTCCTTGGTAGCGTCATCAAGGCCGATAGCATTGGTGGTGTCCTTGACCGCAACACGGTCACGGGCAGAGAGTTCCTTGGAAGCGTTCACGATTTTAACAGAATAACCAGTCATTTTGATTTCCTCCTATTGTTAGTTGTTTTCGTCTTTTTCCGTGGAATGGGGCAGGGTTTGCGCAATAAGTGCTGAATACAGATTTCCCTAACAGGGCACTCTCCGCACTTACTCATGGGTTTCACCAGACACCTTTCTGTCGGGCAGAACACGGGCGGTGGCAATGAACTCCTGTTCGGTCATGCCGTAAAGGGTTTCGTTCACCTTAGTGTGAACGATGTGAACGGCCTTTACGTCCTCAGTGTTGATAGCTTTCTCCACGACTTTCATCATGGACTTCTCGTCCTTGTAGGTACGAGGGAGAACGACTTCCTTGTTAAAGGGTTCGCCCTCCTTGATGTTCAGACAAAGAACGTTTGCGGTGGTAGTCTGGATGGTGCGAGTTACCATAGGGATACGTGCCATAGTTGTTACTCCTTTCTAATATTGTAGTTTTGGATAAGGTGTCAACCAGATTTGAACTGGTTCTAGCGCAACCTGCGACACCATGGAGTGTGTGGGTTTGATGCTATCTCGCCCACACGTTTGGAGGTGTAGAAACTAGCTTGCTAATTCCCATATCTTATGATACCATAAGGGCCACGAAAAGTCAAGAAAAAGTTTCTGAATTTGGGTTAGTTCTTTGGTATTGCGGTGTGGTTTAAAACATGGCAAACGTATTCACGGCATCTGGTTATGTCTGCGCATACTCTACGGTTTTTGCACTCGTCACAACCGGATTCTGCGCAACACATTGAAGCACGTGCATCTGTTAGTGCGTCATATAGGACAAGCAATTCCTCTCTAGTATAACCGCCCTTTTTGAATGTAAGCATATTGTTACCTCCTGTTAGATTGTTCTACACCCAACACGGAAAATTATTTTTCCGTGAAACGATTTGTATTTTTGTTATAATGCAAACCGTTCTTTGTTGCCCAATAGGTAATTAGACGGCCTGGAGTTGTGTACCAGAAAGACACCTGTTGCCAGCCATATCTGGTTGATAACATTGCGCAATAGCCCATATCGTGATGATGGTACATTTTGTATTCTCTTTCCATGATAGTTTCTCCTTTTGTTGTTATTGATTACACCCGACACGGACGGTTTAACCGTCCAGTGTTGCAGTAGGTCTGTACTCAGGGAAAAAGCGCTTGCAAGTTTCGTAGTAGCTAACCCAACGTGCACGAACAGACATAGTATATGGGTCTGTCTGACCATATTCTTCTATTGCCTTGTTTAGCCTATCCCACCATTCAGTCTCTTTTGCCACAAGATAGGTCTTTTCAAAAATCTCCATTGTTACACCTCACTATTTTATTAGGTTTACACCCGACACGGTAGGGATAGGGAGGTTAAGCCCTATCCCTACTACATCGTTACTCGTTAGAGGTTGCGTTTCCACGTGCCGGAAGAATTTTTGCGTTCGCGATGAAATCTTCCTCATTCATGCCGTACAGCAAGGTTTCGCTGGTGTGTTCGGTAATAGCGCACAGTTTGAGGGTATCAGTCTCGTATGCCTTTTTCAGAATCTTCATAGCGTCAGCGTTTTTGTCAAGCGCCCCCAAGGTGTAGTCAATGACACGTACCTCAGCGGTTTCAATGTTCAAGGTCATAACGGAAAACTTGTTGACCTCCACAGTGCGAGTTACCATTCTCTGTCTTGCCATAATTTTGTTTCTCCTTTTGTTATAGATTTTTGGGTTACACCCGACACGGTGACGTTCCGTGGTTAGATACCACGGAACGTCAGACGCATTTCACAATTCCACTTGCCCCGGCAATAGTCTTTTTCAAACTTGGAGATATGCTGTGCGGACGTTGCCGTGTAGCCGTATACGTAGCGGAGTGCATCGTAGAGGGTATCAGTAGATTTGGCAATCACGGCAATGGGGGTGCGATAGCTTTGGAGAATGAAATAATGCTCTGTCTCAAAGACTACTGCACTACAACTACGCAGACGCTTGAACTTGCAAGTGGCGTTCAATTCTGCAATAGCATCGTCATACACTTCCTTGCAAATCTGATTGCAAAAAGCCTGTCTTTCACGTTTAGTCATGTTGTTATACCTCTTTCTATTGTTAGTTTTAGGAATTACACCCGACACGGCGGTTTATTCAACGATACCGCCAAACGCTTTACGCACTCTTTTTATTTGTTGGTGCGATTGTTCGTAGTTTACCGGATAGCTACGTTCCGTACCGTGTTCAAGATTTAGGTGCGACACGCCCACCTACACACCCTAAGCGGTTGTGTGTTTCTCCGACACCACATTTCAGACAGGTGCGGTTATCTGGCTCTTTTCGGTTTTATGTGCGTGACAAGAACATTGAATAAACACAGGGTATG